TTTCCAGTTTTTTCAGATTTTGGAATATCTAATTGCATTTCTTCTATCAATCTTTGAGCAAATGTGCCTTTATGATTAGGTGGAAATGATTCTACAGCTTTTAATATAACCCACTCTTGTACTCTAGAATCAGATAGCAAAGACTTCATAATAAGATCTGAATACTTCTTGAGCTCTATTGAGATTGTTTGTTTAGACTCTTTGATAAGATCAATATCAATTTTAACACCTTTCTCTTCCATCGGAATAGTAACTTCTCTGTAAAGAGGCATAACTTCATCTTCGAAAAAGAATTGTTCGAGGCCCTCTGATTTAAGAATTTCTATAAAGTGATGATAGATTCTAAGTGTAAGATCAGTATCTGCTGCGGCATATTTACTTAGAATATTTATATCAGCTTTCCAAATCTCATAGTTTTCTTTAGTGATTTGACCACCATTGGTTTTGATCGATGTCTTTAATTCAATTTGCTCTTCATTAGCTTCTGCTTCTACATCAAGACCGATTTCTTTCTGGATAAGTTTGGCAATGGACTTTAGTCCAAAAGGAGTACCAGAACCAAATCCAGCGCCTTCTTCTTTTACTGTATGTACTAGCAGCACAGTATCTACATGCAAACTTGGCACAAGATCTATGCCATAGAAAGCTTTAACAAATCGACAATCGAAACTCGCATTGTGCATCACAAGCTTTTTGCCGATCAATAAATTTATACATTTTTTTGCTAATTCATGGCAATTATGGCCATCTATAAAATTATCTTGAAGATCATCATTAGTAAAGATCATAGTTGGCAAATAGTAACCAGTACTAATTTTTGTACTTATACTAAAACCAATGATTTTACCTTTTCTGGGATTTAGACTGTTTGTCTCTGTATCAAATGAGATGAGATCATTTGACTTAATTTCAGAGATCATAACTTTTAACTTGTCGAGATTGTCGACTAATACGTAACTTTTTTCTTGCATAACTATTTAATTATAATTGATTTAATCTAATTTTTTATCTTCGCATTTCTTGTATGGAAATAGTTCATTGAGTTTTTTTTGCCTACGAGTGCATCCACAATCTTCTATTCCTATTGATTCTGTTAAGGATTTTACTAATTTATCCAACTTTAGTAAATGTGTAAAGTCCGCGATTGTGTCTCCTAGGCCTTCAGCTTTTTTCTTTTTTGCTTGCTTCATCAGATTTAGGGTGTTTTAACTTTAATAATTCTGCTGCAACATTTACGGTTAACGTTTGTATTTGAGCCCATATACTATCTATTTCAGATTTTAAAGAATCTATCTTTTTCCACTGAAAAATTTGTATAACCATTAAGAATACTATTATAGATATATATACATTTTCTGGGCTTATTGTGAGAGTCATATCTTATTATTTATATAAAAGTAAGCATTATTTTTTTACTTTTTTAATTTATTTTTTTGGTCGATTTCTGTATTTCCTTTCGTGTGTTTTGGCTCATATGGGCAGTGCCTACATTTATTTCCACAACAAGTTCCACGTTCTAAATGAAAAAGTGCAGTAAAAACTACTGCACCATTTTCTAAGTAATATTGTTTATTTTCTACGAAATCTTTCATGTTATTTTATAGGGCATGCTCCTGTAGCGCACTCATCTATTGTCATATCATCTTCTTTGATTTCTACTGATGTAATTTGAGTAGTTTTACTGTACATCTCCTCATATACTTCTTTAGTAATTGTTTCATATGGAGCTTGGTCGAATCCATGTCCATAATATAATAAGAATGATACAGTTTTCATCTCATGTCTAAAATGCTCTTTTAAATATGCTTTGATGTCTTCTATATCTTCTTTTCTATAATAGACTGTACAACTTACAGAATTATCAGACCACTCAGCTTGCATTTTTCTAACCATGTCCATTTGAGTTCTCCAATCAAAATCAGCAGCAACTGGAGTGGTTTCTGGAAGTTTACATGGAAATGATACTACCATTGTTGCTTTGTCTTCGGATCCATCAAAATTTCTTTGGTATTCTAAAGGAAAACCATGCTTTCTACAAACATCTATTAATGGAGATTGACTTGATATTCTTACTCTTCTAATATAGTATGGTCCAGCTGGATTCGGATGCACTCCAGGAGTAACTCCAGCAAGCAAGCTTAGAGTACCACTTGGTTTTACTGTGGTTAATTTAATACTTCTTGGAAATCCTTTAAGATCTGAATACTGATTATCATATTCTCTTAACCAAACATAAGCTTCTTTCAACCAACTTCTTTGTTCTTCTGTAGCTTGCAATATACCAGTCATCCCTATACCCATTCTCATGTTCTTATTTACGATAGTTTCGGTTTCTTTAAGAGAACAATGAAGTGCTAAAGAGTGCTTACACATTCTATATGCATACATCAAAGATTCTTTTAACTCTTCGTAATTTTCAATATTAGGTAAGTAGATTTCAGCTAAGCAACAAGTTTCAAAATTTGCTAGTGATTGTTCTGCGCATGGGTTAAATCCTTCTACATCAGGATCGGGGTATTGAGTTTCTCCTGTTCTGCCAACAGATCTTGCTAATTCTAAATTAATTAATCCGTACGGTTCTCCTTGATTATATGTTTCCCAAAATTCATTAGGTATATCATCTATATTTTCTGGTGATACTATCGAGTTATTACTCATAGATCTCCAATTAGGAATTGATCCTAAATCCCACCTTTTTGCTTTTAAATATTCTAAATCATCGTAATCTCCAATAGCGATCTGAGCTGACCTGCGCACATTACCAGCAACTACTACAAAACCAATGATATTCATTATATCTAAACAATCAATAGGTCTGAGCTTCTTATTTGCTCTAGAGTTTAGTATTCTATTTATCTCAGTAATTCCCCAACAAAGATCTTCTGGTCCAGAAGCAGTACCACCAAATCCTTTGATTAAAGCGCCTTTAGATCTGATACAAATTGTAGAATACGTGAATCCTTCGCCACCGTAAAAGTGAGCTTTAAGTACTCTTCCAAGTAATTTAACCCAACCTTCTCTAGAATCTGGAACTATATAATCTGCATCGCCAGTATCTTTTCTATCTATTTTTATCTTGCCTTTTAGTTTTGGCAATTGATATACATTGTGTTTTTGAATGTTGTAACCAACTCCAGAGCCAAGCATTAACATTTCAAATGCCCAAGTAAATGGTCTGATAGGTGAGTTTACAACTGTAAAAGCACAGTTTTGTAAAGATGGCAATCCAAGTTTATCGACTGTTTTTGTTCCTAATTGCCACATAAATCTTCCAGCGGTAGAAAATTTCAAGTTCATACGTAATTCTGCGTATCTCTTTTTTTCTTGTTCTGTAAAACCTACTTTCAATTGTTTATCCGAAGCGTCTAACTCTCTTTGAATAACTTGCCAAAATTCTTCTGTCTTAGAATTTGGATCTTCTTCTTTTATTCTTCTTGCGTAGGTTCTTTTAAAGGTTATATACCCTATTTCTCCCCAAGGAATTTGCGTACCTCTTTCCATTAATTTTTTTTTAAATTTGATTAAATTGTTTGTTAGACTATGAAAAGGTCAATATGATTGACCCTCTCAACAATGAGAACTTTTACTAATTTCGATTTTTTAAAGTGCTAATTAGAATTTAGCACCAGGAGAAGCAGTATTATTGCTACTCTGTGCAACAAGCGGAGTATTAGTTCTATTGATTTTGTTCACAGTAGCCGAATCTAATTTACGATATAAATCCGCGCCTTGTGCATTCATTTGAACTATTTTATCACTGTACTTAGATGGTGGTTCTGCCATTCTAAAATTGTCGCCTTTCTTTGCTTGCTTGTAGATGTTGATAAGGAAATTCATACGTTTTGTTTTTATACTAATAAATACCGATCAATATCAAAAAATTAAATTCCTAATTCAAAAAATTTGTTCTTTAAATAATCTTTTTCACTATTAGAAAAAGTTCCGTTTTTAAATCCATTTTGACTGCCTGTGTCAAAGGTTAGTTGATCTTCTGACATCTCATCTTTATTTATCAAAATTGATCCATTATGAGTGTTAACAGTTGATCCATAAGTCATACCATCTGCGCCAAATCTATTTTTCATGATATGAATTCTACCAGTTCCTTTTACTTTGTCTTCTCTTTTTCGTGATAACGACATTGCAAAATCTGCAATCATTATTTTATTATATGATCCTGCAGCTTTGTCTCCTTCAATTACATCGTCCTTTGCGCCAGCTCTATTTACCTGAGATACTGTCCATACAGGTAATTTTAGTTCTCTTGCCATTCCTTTGATAAGAGTGTATACGTCATCTATTTCCTCTTTACGATCTGCAGCTTTTCGCTTTGATGATAGTAAGTCAACGTAATCTATTATTACTATGTCTGGAATAAAGTCTAGATCTTTACACTTTTGTATGTGATTTTCTATAGATTGTGGAGTAGTTTTTCCCATAGGAAACTCTTTTATTATAAGTTTTCCTCCTAATTTTGAAACAGCGTCTTCTACTACTTGTCTATTTTTTGATAAGTGTTGAAATTCTATGCCAGTAAACAAAGAATCATATCTTTTTCCAGTATAATCCGCTGATAGTTCTAAAGTGTAATGCGCTACATTAAGACCTCTTTTAACTGCCTCTGCTCCAAGATTCACTAACATCCAAGATTTTCCTCCACCAGGATTTCCAAAGATTATTCCAAGATCTCCTGCTCCTAATCCTCCCATAAGAAGTTCATTAAGATGATCCCAAGGAGTTGCAACTGCTCCTCTCTCTTCTTCTCTATATCGTGTTTCAAGATCTTTATTATATTCGTGACCTAAGTTTTTATCTTGACCAGCTTTTAATGCTTTGTCGACAATTATTCTAATGTCTTCATATTGACCTTTTCCTAAAAGATCTACAGATGTCAATAGTGCTTTTTTCAATTGTTGATTGCGGCAAAAGTTACTAAACTCTTGTTCTACATATTCTTGATCTTCATTTGACGCTTTGTAAGCTTCTTTAAGTTGATCTATTACACTTACTTTAAGAACTTCATTATCTATTTTTTTAACTTCTATTTGAAGATAATCTAAGCTTGGCGTTGTGTGGTACTTGTAATAACATTTTAGTATTTGAGAAACTAACCATTGAGAACTGGGATTATCAAACATTTGAGGATCTATAACGTCATTAATAATTTGTAAAAATTCTTTGTGTTTTAATAGACTGCTTAGTACTTTCAATTGAAAACCTGCTCCGTAAGCTGTGAGCGTATTTAATACCTTTGATTCATCATTCATAACTTTTGTGTTTTTTTTATAACTTATTTAATTGATTTTAATGGATTAAAATTGTTGAATAGCCAAGCTTGTACATTATTTATAGAGTTTCCAAGATTGTCTTCATGATATAATCTAATGAATTCTTGCGAATATAAATCTTTTTTCGGATTAAGTATTAGATTATTTATTTCTTCAAGTGCTTCTTCAGGAATGTTTATTTCTTTCAAGTTCATTAACTGCTTATTAACTTGTAATTGTCTCTCAAAAGCTAGTATGCTTGCATGAATTTTTTTACCATCTTTTTTACATTTTTCTAAGATCTGCTCTAAGCTCACCTCGTCTTCACCTCCAAGTTCAGGAAATAGCTTAATCAATGTTTTAGCTCCTAATCCTTTTACGCCTGGTACATTGTCTCCGCTGTCCCCAAGCAATATTTTTTGCGTTAAGAAGTTTTGAGATGTCACTCCATATTCATTTAGCACCATTTTTTGATCGTAGAACTTCTTTTTGGTTGGTGAGAATATAGTTACTCGATCAGAAACTAATTGTAAATAATCTCTATCTGAAGATGCGATCCACACTTTACCATCTATTGTTTGAGCTAAATGTCCAATAACATCATCAGCTTCTATTTTATCTATAACTAGCAAATCTATGGGTAACAATTTGAGATATTCTACTAATCTCACTAATTGAGCTTTTATTGATTCAGACTCTTCTTCGTGGTTTTCATATGCATCCCAATTTGTTACTCTAGTATTTCCTCTATTAGCTTTGTATTCTGGATAGAGGTATTTTTTATTTGTAGAATTTCCTTGACCATCAAAAACTACTATAACTCTAGTGGGTTTAACGAGATTCATCATGTAAGATAGTGATCTTAAAAACCCCGTTAATCCACCAATAGGATTTCCAGCAATGTTTATGTGTCTTATTACAGCGAAACATCTTAGAAATGTGTTCAATCCATCAAGAATTAAAACTCGACTATTTACTGATAAATCTAATTTCTCGTCTTTAAGAGAATCGAAAATATCTTGGAAATCTTTTTTCATAATTTTATTTTAGTCTTCGTTATCAAATATGTCTGCCTTAATTGTAGAATCTTCTAACTCTTCAATTACTTCAAATAGTCCTGAGCCAAGGACTTGACTCCATTCATCTGCGTGAGCTAATTTGTATTTGTCTAAATCTTTCTTATCATCTTTGATAAAACCATGTACTGTCATCAATACTTTCGTAACTGCTGTTACACCAGTAACGTGATTCTTATCACAACTTATTTTTGTTCTTTTTGCGAATTCAACGTCTTTACCGTTCTTTGTTGCTTTTATTTTATTAGTTCCTGATGATGATATATTTCCAAATGTAATAACTAAAGAGGAATCAAAATACATAGTATTTCCGCCTTTGTTACATAATCTTGGTTGACCCATAATGCTTTCAGGTTTTGCTACCCAGACTTTATTAATCGCAACCATAGTATTAGTATACTGTTGGCTTTCTTTTCTTGATAAAACAATTCTTTGATTTATAAAATTACCGAATTGTTGACTCATTGCGCCTGCAGCCCATTCATTATTCATAGTAGATTTTTCTACTGACATTCTACAAGGAATAGATCCTACTGAATCCCAAAAGAAACATATGTCATAAGGTAAATTTCCTCTCTTTTGTTCATCTAAAATATCTGCCATAAATGCACTGACATCTTCGATGCATGTAAGCTTTTCTCTATCAATGAATAAAAAGAATCCATTATAATCTGATACTACTCCATCTGCGTCTGCTACTTCATTAAATTGCAAACCCATCTGTCTTGCATGATCCCAAGACCATTTCATTTCAGTAATAATAAAAACAGGTAGAATATTCATCTTTTGACAAGATACTGCAGCTTCTAATAGCGCTGTTGTCTTACCAGTATCTGAGTGTCCTCGTAATAGCGTTATATGTCCAATTGGAATACCTGGAATTTGTAAGGCTTCTTGAAAAGCACTAGATACAGGAATCCATTTTTGATCTTTAAATTTAACTGATGTTGAACTTAAATTTTTACTCTTTTTAAACTTATCTAAATTAAAATTGCCTTTAACGGCTTCAGATATAGTTTCATTTACTGTTTTTGTTGCTTTTGCCATAAACTTGTTTTAAAAAAATCCCCCTCATTTAAGAGAGGGATTGTCATTTAGAAATCTAGAAATAGATCATCGATTTTTGAATCTATCGAGGATTTTTGTGTGTTTAAACTGTACTTGGGTTCTGGGGATTTTTCCCATGGTAGATCTCCAATTTCTTCAGTTTTTGATTCTACTGAATCTGCAGATTGTTTGATCTCTTCTTCTGGATTTAAGAATGTCATCAATGCTGATTTCATTTCTTCGTAAGAGAATCTCTTGAAAAGAGTGCTCGGATCAGGTTGATTTTGCAACCAAAGTTTAACTTTTTCTGCATCTTCAGACAATGGCGTGATTTTTGTACGCACTCTTACAGTAGACGTGTTATACATCAATCCTGTAGTTTCTTTACCTGATGTCTCAACGGTGATGTCTCGACCTTGAATAGGATCTGTGTAATCTCCAACATCTTCGTCTTCAACCAAACTTAATAAGTCCATGTAAACTTGTTTACCGAATTCCCAAAGACGAACGCCTTTGTCTTCTTCGCCTCTAACAATTACAGGAACAAATACTCTTAGTTTTGGTTCTAACTTTTTAGCTGTAGACCAATTTTCTTTCTCGCTTGATCTTCTTAGACCTTGTGCGAATTCTACTATCGGATCTTTTTCTCCAAAAGTGGTAGGAGATACCATCATTTTGTTTCCGATACCATAGTGAATAAACACCTCTTTAAATGGATTTTGTCTATCATATGCAGATGGCACAATCCTAATTAAGTGTTTTCCTACTGTGGGTTTCCAAATGGTTTGAGAGTAGTCTTTTTTCTGACCACCTCTCGGGTTTTGCAAAGCGCTTAATCGCGACTTTAATGAATTTAAGTCCATACTCATAACGTTTTTTTTTTAAAAATACATAAAACCTGTTAATAATAAAACTTTATTTTACACGTTCACTATTTTGTGAATGATTGTGTTTAATTTTCTAAGTTGGTAATCTTGCGTAAGAAGTACGCTGTTTTGATGATCTTTCCAGTTTATAGGAAATGAGGAATCCAGAACTCCGTTATTTAGACTCTTAATAAGTACATTTAACGCATTAATTGTGTAGAGAGTGTTTGTTTCTTTTTTTCTGTGTAAAAGAATTGTATTTGGAAGTATTCTAGTCGAAGATGTTTCTGGTTCTATATTATACGTACATAGGTATTCGTCTGATTCAGGTGAACTCATTACAAATATTTTTCCGAACATTATCTTATATTCTCGGTTAATTTCAGCGAGTTTATTGTCAAGTTCTTCTTTTGGAGAAAAGGTGCAAAATAGTTTATTGCTCATGTCTTCGTGGTATAGATCTTTAATGTCTTCCATAACTATCTTTTATAAATATTTGATTTTTTATTATAACGAATAATCTTTTCCGTGTTTATGTTTAACAACTAAGCCGTTTTCTTCGAGTATATTTTTTATCTTTATGAGTGTTTGTTTTCCGTCTTCTATAGAAAAATCAAAAAGAAATGAGTCATAAGTGATTAATATTAACTCGCTTTTTTTATCAGCCAATAGAGCGTGAAGTTTTTCTATTTTCTCTAGATTAGTAAGTGTTTCTAAGTTTTGAACAATGTAGTTGAATAACTTCAACTTATTCATTTCTTTAGATTTTTTTACTATTCTACCAGTTGGTAATACGCTTGATCCAAATGTATTGTATTTTTTCCACTCTTTATCAATATATGTATCTAGTTGAGAAAAAAACTCTATGTGTTTGTATTGTTCTTCTATTCCACCGTAAAGTTGCTTAAATGTAATTTCTTTTGATTTCTCGTATTCTTTCTCGGTTAGCATGCCTGTTGAAAAGTATTGTTTCCCCAACACTACGTGAGGATGAGAATCTTTAGGCCACTCGAATCCTGTTAGTTTTGCAATAAGTCTTAAGTGATATGAGTCGAAGTCAAATTCAACAAATACATCATTTTTTGGAATAAAACACTCCCTAAAAGATTTTTCTTTGGGTATGGCTAAAAAATTTATTGAATTGAAAGCATTAGTTGGTCGACCTGTTACATTATATAAGTTGTATAATCCATATGCTATACCGTCTTTTATAGAAAAGTTTTTAACTGTTGGATTAAATTTTGAATAAAATAAACTTTCATCTATTTTTATACCGTGTTCTTCTACCAACTTATAGGATCTGGTTATTCTTTTTTCTATGTCAATTGATGTTTCTAGTCCTATAAGATTTTCTACCTTTTTAAATAGACACTCACATTTTTCATAGTGTTTGGTTATCGGTACTATTTGATTTTCTTGTTCATCTTGATAATAAATTTGTTTAAATCTATTATGAAAATGAGTATCGCAATCAAACTCTTGAAATTTACCTGTTTGATTAGCTGAAACGAATTGTAAATCTATAGCATTGTTTAAATCGAAAAAATATGAATGGTATTTTTCATCAAGTAAGTATACAGTCTTGTGTTGATCTAAGAATTTATTTATATCAGATGTTTGCAAACTCAAACCCTCACTGTGTTCTATTACTAGTATGTAACCTTTTTTAAAGTCGTTGTAGTATACAATAGACGAGCTAGTAAGTTTTGGATGGTAATTATCGTTTTGAGTTACTACCTGGATGAAACAGGAGTCGCTGGGCGACATTTGACGCAGCTGATCGATGTGTTCTATGACAAAGTACATAACCTTTTTAATTTTAACTAAAATACATATTAGAGTCGAATAATAGAAATTATTTTATTCGGTCGGCCTTGCAAACTTATCATATTTATCGCCTATATATGCTACGATGCCTAAGAAAGTTTTTTCGGCTATCTCTACCAATCTTTTATTTGTGTCTATTATACCAGCTCTAATATCATACTGAGATATTCTTTTTTGATTTAGCGGTCCAGTTATTTTCCACATGATTTTTGTGGTCAGATAATTAGAAACATCATAAGGCACAGTTCCATCTTGTATAGCGAAATACTCATCTGGAGAGATTTCTGTTACATAGCCTGCGCTGTTGGTTCTTTTGCAAAAGTACCTCATAATTGATCCTGCGTAATAATCATCTTCTATTACTGTTGGGAAATATGAAGTTGGTTCTCCTTTGAATTTTGGTGTAGGCAACGCAACGCTAAGAGCTCCCGTGGATTGATTATTGAATGTTTGATTATTATTGCTTTGTGCTAAAGCCGCTCTAACTTTAGGAGTTAGTGGTGTATTATTTAAGTATTCATTTCCTTGATATATAGGAATTCTTGATAGTCTTTCATTTTTTCCAACTATTGGATTAGCTCCAGTAAAAAATTTACCATCAAAAGTTTCATAGTATTTTCCTTTATATGGATTTTCGTTTAATAGAAACTCGTTGCCAGTTGTATTTTTATTTGCTTTTATTTTCGATAGAGGATAATATCTTAATGACATATACTATAGTTTTTAATTTTATTATGCGCTAAACCAAGATTGCCCTACAATAAATCCACCTTTGCTTTTTAACTCGTCTATATATTTAGGATTCGTTCCTGGTCCGTATGCTTTTAGATTTGCTGCTGTGAAATTAACGATAGATTTTGCTACTGTAGGTAGTACAGATACCATGCCTTGATATATTTTATCTCTATTTTTTGTTGGCGGTCCATTAACAAAATTTGGACTAGGTCTATGTCCGTCACTTTTTGTTCCGGTAACTGATTGAAATTGATTTTTCTCTCTAAGAATAACAGAAACTGTTTTATTTCTATTTCTAGCTCTATTTAGCATTGCTGCAGTAATATGTCCATTTTCTTGAACGCTTCCTCCTGATTCAGCAAATGTAGCTGATACGAGTTCATTAAATTCTATATCAGATAAAGCTCTTCCTATATAATCTTCACACGCTTTTCTAGCTTCTGCATTTGTTGCAGTGAATGATGTACCGCTTCCTTCAGAATACGAATTTCCACCACCAGAATTACTATATGGACTAACACCATCGACCTCAGCTTGAGCAAGTGGATTAAAATTAAAGTATTTTTTATCTGAATAAAAATCATTTGCTGTCTTCATAAAGAACATATTCGCTTTAACTGATGTATCCCAATTGTTTCCTTGTATACTATGATCTAAACCTACCACAACGAATCCGACTCTTTTTTCTTGAGACTGATTAAATCTTGCATACGTATTTGGCAGCATCTGTTCTGGCAGCAGGAATGCGTGTCCCATAGAGAATCCTGATATACCATCGGTTGTAAAGTCGACAGAGACTGGTATCATTGCAGACGCTCTGGTAGCGGCTCTTTCAGACTTCTTATTATTCATCCTGTCTATATAGTAGTTCAAAGCCTGAGGAGTACCATCAATTTGTGGCTGATCTGTTCTAAAAATACTATTTACATAAGAGTTGAACATGCCCGCCGCTTTGACTTCTCCATCAGTTACTTTTTTAACGTCTTGATTTACTGTAGCAGCTTGCGGTTTATATCTGTCTGAAAAATTCAAATTGTATACTCCGAATGGGGTAGCATCTTTACTCGCAGACGATTTCTTATCTGAGTTTGCCGATATAGCCAACATGTTCGAAAGTTTGGTGCTAACCTCAGTTTTTATAGATACACTTTTTGCTATAGATGTTAATCCGTATAATGGTAATTCTATGCTGTTTACATTTATTCCGTCTAATCCACTATCCAACATTGGTGGCAAATTAGAGGCATATTGCTCTTTTGCGTTTAGCGGAGAAGATTGATCGTCAGTTATATACAAACAGTTTGATTTGTCTGAGTAAGCTAATCTAAACAGATTAACATCTCCCATACTCTTTGCCATATCTGTTACGAGCTGCTGCATAAATGGTTTTAAAAATACTGAATGTGAGTCATCATTAGTAGAAAAACTATTACACAAATTTAATAAATAATCTATGTTAACGAGTATATTCATTATTCTACCTTGCCATGCGCCAGTTGAAGAATTATTCGGGTCTTTAAAATCTGGCAAGAATCCTGATATATGATCTTCTGTTTCAGGCTTGAATAAAGACTCAATCTCATCTCCTCCACGTTTTATGTATTCTGTTTTGCCGTCACTTAGAGTTACTTCGTCTTCAAAAAGTAATTTATACTCTTCGTTTGTGCCTCTAAAAGGGATCATAAACTTAAGTATATCTATTGACATATGTAATGGCATAGACAAACACGTATTAGTCTCTGTATTAAAATCCATGTAAATTATTGGAGTTTGATTCTCAGCAACTACTTGCTTTCCGTCTGGTGATTTTGGAGAATCATATAGCATGCACATGTGATTTATTGCCATAATCAACAAATCCAATTTTATATATACCGGGTGATTTATATCTACGTTTGCTAATACTGGTTGATGTATGTCGTAAGGCATGACCCACGCTTTAAACATACTTTTAAAGTCATTTTGTTTTAGACCATTATCTGCGATCCACCGTTTTGGATCAGCAGCTCCCATCAAATTGTGATTAAATCCATAAGTAGCATATGAAAGTAACCTTTCTCTCTTGGTAGCACCGACTTCTAGACCCTTATCGAATTTTTTAGGATCATTAGCTAAATCATTTACTGAACCTTGAAAAAGACCAGTAGAAAACAGTTGGTTTACAAAATCTCCGGGTATAAGATCCACTTGTGTTACTTTTCTAAAATCCAATCCAGAATCACCCACAACTCTATTTAGTGAGTGCAACTGTATTGCTCTTAAGAATACTTCTAGTCCCGAGTTGTATTTTACTGCCTCTTCTTTTAGTGCATCATCTACTTCTTTGTTTATTTGATCTTTAAGTGCTTGTTGTGCCTGTTGAGCGGCTAATTGTTCTGCTGCTGCTTTTGCTGCTGCTTGTTTATTTGAAAAATCGAGAAATAAATTAGCTCCAGATACAGGAATTGCGTCTGTTATTATGGCTGCATCTGCATATATTTGAAATTCACATGGGTGTGAGATTTTTACTGGTATTTGAGTTTCATCTTGAACAGTAGTGCCGCCTATGGTGTTAGCGTTTGTCGATACACCCTTTACGAAGATGTTGGGCTTAACAATTATTGTGCCGTTTAGACTATAAGTTTCACCAGCCTCATTTGCTAGAGGTTTTACTTTAACATCTAGTAAATTACCTCTTGCATCGGTTGTGAAATGAGATGTTATTTCTTGGCGTCTATTTATTTTTGATATTAAAGACTCAGAGGACGCTATACTTGCGCCCTTCATAGCTTCGACCATTAAAAATTCAAACCATTTCTTATGATCTGCTGTAGGAATTGCGTTTCTTTCCAATTTAGGCGGCGCTGAGAGTTGACTACCTAGTTGATCCGAGGCATATATTGGATAAAAATTGACGTAATCAGATCCTCCTCTATTAGGCTCTATCTCTACATATCCCGTTAAGTCGTGTTTAAATACGCCTACTCTTCCATCAATAGTCGCTACAGACACTCCGTATAGTTTATCTTCATTTGGGCCGCCAATAACAGCTTCATAGTCGGTATACATAGAACATCCATATTTAGTCTTTGTTGATGGGTAGTCAATTGACAATGATATTATTTGCCCGACCGTGGTATTTTCATTTCCGAAACTAACTGAACGATTTTGACTACTATATATTGTTCGAGCTTGTAACAAAGACCCGTTTGTACTAACTTGACCTTGAGAATACTTGTTAAATAGTTTTTGATCTATCGTATAAGACGAATATAACAATTTTCTTTGTGTTTCTGTATCGGGTATATATATGCCTAAATTTCTGTAGTACGGGCCTTTAAATTGTCCAGTTGAATTTACTATAGCTCCTCTTGTAGTATTGGCTCCTAATGGATTTGGATCTATAGATGTGGGAATGGCTTTTTTTTGTTGATCGGCAAGCGATATTTTATCAGTATTAGCTAGATAATCTGCCATTTTCTGAGGTTGTTCAATAGCTGTTTTAGGTGGAGCAGGCGGAGCCGAGTTAATTTTATCTTTTTCTCTTTGAGCGCGAACTTCAGCTTCTTTTAGTTTTCTAAATAGATTTATATAACTCGTAATTTCATCTTTCGATATCTGTGGTACTACTGTAGATTGGTTTATCTTTGTAGATTCAGCAAGCGCTCCCAAACCTATCATTGAGATTGAACAATCAAAACCACCTTCAGAATTGAAGTCAAAGTTAAATTTTGTACACATACCCAACATACCATCGTAGTTGCAATTAGTGTCTTCTACTTTTTTTGCTATTTTGTGGTTAAGCTTTTCTTTGTCTAGACCGGCTTCAAATGGATTTATCATGTCCATTCCCATCTGTTGCAACTTGCCAACATTATCATAATAATATACGTGACCCCATTCCAAAAACATTAAATACCCCATTTTAAAGTATAAGGCATCCATTATGTCCAATTGATCTTTTGTCCACACTTTAAAATTTATTGTGGCTTGTCTGATGGAACCCAATCGACCTTGAGTCTGTATCTTTGCGTCTGTGATACCTGGCATTGGTCTGTATCCGTATTTGAGAATTTCATCTTTATGAGCTATGTTGCCATATGCTCCAAATCCATCTGTTTTCAATCCCGCTCTTTGTGCGTAAGTAAATTCATTCGAGTTTGCGCTTTGGTATATCGATAGTCCAGAAGAGAGTACAAAATGCTTTGCTAAATCAGAACTTGATTGTATTTTAAGGCCTTCTGGTATTGTTGTTTTAATTGCTTGTAATTCATCTCCTAATACATCTACTGATGATACTAATCGTATCCACGCTGATTTATTAGCCAAGTATTTTATATTATCTGTATCTCTAGAAAAGTTTATAGCTCCATTGGTATTCTTTTGTTTTATATTAGCGTTCTTCGCCGATCTAATTTGAAACTGCGTTCTAAGAGGCAATGGCAAGGCCACACCCATCACATTTCCAACCTTGTTACTCATGCCTTCTGCCATATACTATCGTATTGAGTTCGTGTATTTATATTTTGTTATTGCGCCTTCTATATTAGTCGGAATCCTTAATTGCATCCCAGGAGGGGGAACTAAAGAATCACCTCTTAATCCATTTGCCGATGCTATAATCCACCATAGAGACGTATCTTTATATATATCGAAAGCCAACAAATCTAATCTATCTCCTATAGTTGTTATTACATATTGATCTGCATCAGATAATGGAATGTCCGGATATATGGTATTTACATAATAATTTTCACCTGAAGAAGTTTTAGTTTTTTGTGTATTTTGATAACGATATGGCATAATATTAGATTATTGTATTGGTGTTTGCCAAGAATTTTGATAAATTTATTGCATCTCTACCTCTTTGTGGTAGTGTATTCATTATTGGTTTAAATCCAAAACTGATGCTCATATATCTTGGAAGTTGTATACCAGGATCTATTTCCCAAGAATTAACTTGATCAAATGTTACATTAACATTTTCCAAATATCCAGGTAATCTATAATAGAGATCTCCTATAGTCAATCTGATAAGTGGAGCTCTCATAAAGTTTGTATTGACACTATAATCAGGATACGTTTGGGAAATCAAATAATTAACTTTATCATACACATTGTTCAATTCATTTTTAGATCCCACTGCTATTCTAAATCCAGATTGTATACCCCTATCGAATCCTTGATATGTATAGAAGTTTTCTCCTCTGCCCATATATTTGAATCCATTCCACGTTGCAGTATTGTTATCTGTTATTTGATCTAAATACGCTCTAAAAAATATAGCTACATCATCATTTGTGCCTTCATTTGATATACACTCAAAAACAAACTTTATTATATCGTCAGATCTATCAGTGACATCGTTTACTGGTATTTTTTTATTATTAACTGGCGAATCAGGGGCCCACGGCTCACTATTTGAATCAAATTTAAATAGAGGTAATGTATTGATTTTATCTACTCTTCCATCAAAAAATCTATTATCACGTCTCTGTGTTTTATCTAATCCCCATTCACTAATTACATCACCAGAAAACTCGTCAATATCGTCTCTAAAATCTCCATAATCGTTTATAATCTTAGGCGGACTTCCAAGGACTCTGTTATTGGTTTTAGCCATTATCTTATCATAGCTCATGGCCAACGTAGTCATTGGATACGCAGCTGACTCTATTGCTTGAGTTGTGTCGTAAGAAGATCGATTTATGATAGTTGATCCAACTCCATAAACAGAACCTGGTCCACCCAAGTATTGGAATAGTTGATTTCTATCTAAAGAAATTCCCAACTTATTAACCATAGAAAAATCATCTACTGTAGCTAGTGGATCTGAGCCTCTGCCTGATAATTTTAATTTTTGTAGTATTAATAATCTATTCACCTTAGTGACTTCATTTCCATAGAGTTTCTCCTCTTCCATTGTTTTAGCGTAAAATTTCTCTAATGGATTGAATGGTATAGATCCCGCTCTATTGACATGCACGCCAGTTCCTGCGTATTGCACTTGGGTTAGAGTATTTCTACCCATGTTATATATTCTCGTATTTTCTATTAGTCCAGGTAGTTCTGCTATTTTAAAGCTTGGTAAAGCTTCTGCCGTTTGAACTTTAGGATTCGATAATTGTAATCCTACTTGCTTTCTTAAAAACGATGGTCCTCTTGGACCGTCTTTAAAAAATTTAGCAATTCTTTCTTTATCTATATTGGAAGCTGATGTGCCTTCCATATTAGCAGATGTAAAATCTATTGTGCCGCCTCTTATTGGAAAGTCTAAACCTCCTCTACTAGTATCATAATATTTTTTGTATGGGTCTTTTGTATAACTATCCTCTATAGGAAACTTTATGTATGGCAAACCTGAATTACCACCACCTCTTTGGTCGTTTCCGAACTTTAGAGTTTTTAAGTTTGTTTGTAAGTCTATTAGTCCCATAATTTTATTTTGTTTGAAGTTTCTATGCAGTGACTTTAGATCTGTCTGCGCCGACTCCATAATCGTCTGTGATTGTTTTTACTACTTTTTGTCCAGTTATTGGATCTACATTTACATATACGCTTGTGTTTCCTCCGCGTTGTACGTCTTTTGCAGGAGCTGCTAACGCTGTATTTTGTAATACTTTTTTGGTCTCTGCAGCCTGATTCATCGGATCTATTTTTGGTTGTTCGCCTCCTCCGGAAGACGCTGGTACAATACTAGCTGCTGCTGGTGATGATCCACTTCCACCGCCACTGTCTCCACCTACACTACTTAGATATCCAAAAAGCATTGTTGCCGCTAATCCTCCAACTATCAGAGCT